TCCGGGCGGTTGGGGAAACCTGACTGGGCTATAGACCAACTTGCAGCGATGACTTCGATGTTGTATGCTGCCAATTGCAACTTCACGACGGACGATGTTGAGGAATGGATGTGGTCTAGGGCAGCCAGCCGTGCTGGTTATTACCGCATCGAGGTACCTCTCAAACGCAGGAGTGGAATTGTGATTAAACGCCGCGTAAACCTTTCTCAGAAGGAATACGCACTCCTCGACAAGGTCGTTACCAATCAGATTGTGTCACAGGCTAAGGAGAAGATATACCGGGCCGTTGTTTATCAGCGTGGCACGCAGTTGTGGGAAGACGGAACAGAGGATTCTGTCGCGATGCGTGTCTTGGGACCATGGGCGATGGCGTGTTATAAGTGCCAGCCACACAAGTTCTCGATTGACTCATGTGGCTGTTTTGCATTTTGTGTTCGACGTGATTTATTCCGCGCACGCCTCGTCCGGATTGGAACGACCGAGGGGACAGCTCCAGTATCGTCATCAAGTGATGACGACGCGCAAGACAAGAGTCCAGATCCGGCCCAGTGCCAATTGGCAATTGGAGTAGAACGGAACAAGCTGGGATATCAGAAGAAAGGTGCATCGTATGTCAATGAGCACCCCTGTGGCGGAAACGATGATCAGGATTCAGAGATAAGAGCCACAGTTGAAGGACGCATCATTCGTAAGGATTGTGGTATTGGCGTTGTTGGGCAGTCAATAAACGACAAAGGACGCAAGCAGATTTGTGGCGTGCTGTCGCAGCCAATCTCAGTTGAGCCCAACGTCTACGCACAAGAGCTGCAGAATGCCATAAAGGCAATAGAAGAGCGCATTCATAAGAAGCAGCGTCCTTACGCAGGAAGTGCAGCTGATGAGCTGAAGATCAAGCGTATGGTATATCAGTCCATACATGGCAAGCGAAACGCGTTGTTTTCGACGAAGAAGGTGCTTGACCTCCTTCACACCCTGGTTTATGAAGAGATCAAGTCACACAAGTGGACCGAAGCCAGGGTGACTGACGCGATTGAGAGCCTTTGCCGCCAGATTGACCCTCAGTTCAAATTGAAGGCAGCAGTTAAGTTAGAGTCTATGCCAGAAGAGAAGGCCCCAAGGTTGTTGATTGCAGACGAAGATCGGGGCCAGGTGATGGCTCTTATGACTATATACTGCATTGAGTCACTCACTAAGAAGCATTTTCCTGAAAAGGGGATCAAGGGTTTATCAAAGAAGGATGCCATCAAGCGTGTAATGAAGGCATGTAGAGTCCCACGTAAGGTTGCTAAGAAGTTGGTAACCGTTTTCGAAGGAGATGGAAGCGCCTGGGACACGACGTGTAGCGCAAGCATTCGTGACCTCGTGGAGAACCCAGTAATTAACCATGTTGCGAACTTGGTGAATGGGTTTATGCATGCCACGCCATCGTCATGGGCCGATGCGCACGCATCTTTGTGTGCCCAGGAGAAGTTGGACATCTCGTACACGAAGAATAAAGAATATCAGAAGATTACCATCAATGCGATCCGACGGAGTGGACACCGTGGCACTTCGTGCCTCAATTGGTGGATGAATTTCGTGTGCTGGCATTGTGCCATCTTTGAGGACCCCGAGTTGTTCCTTGATCCGACCCATCGGTATGGGAAGGATGTCACAGGAGTCAACCGGTGGTTGAACAGCGCTTTTGAAGGAGACGACTCGTTCCTGGTTACCTCACCCAAGATTGAGGAGGGCAAGTCCCTGCATACTTGCATTCTTCAGTTCTGGGAGAGGATTGGTTTCAACATGAAGATAGAAATCAGGAAGGAGAGAGCGTTGTTTGTGGGATATTATATTGGACTCGACGATTGTGGACCACTCTATGATGAGAAGAAAGATGAGTGGATGATGGTGCCTGAGGTTGACAGGTGCTTTTCAAGAGCAGGTACGAGTTGTTCCCCGACTATGATTGATGCGTTCAATGCAGATGATCGCAACAAGTGCGTTATGTTGGCAGGGTCCGCAGCAATGTCTCGAGCGTTCGAGTTTGCAGGGTTGTCGCCAACCATTTCCAACAAGTTCTTGCAGTATGCGGTGGACTGCGATTTCGAGATCACTCATGATTTGAACATGCGCACGAATCAAGAATTCGATGATAAGAGTGAGCTCGTTGAACACATTCGTGCTCTCAACGCCATGTGTCAAAGCGAAGATAAGATTTTGACATCGACTGGGTTCTGGTGCAGTGACCAGGACAAGAACCGCTTTGTGGACTTCACATGGGACTACGACCAGCTTGCTGACTGGGAAGGCTTTCGGAACAGCCTTCCCCAGTCTTGGCGCCAGTAGGCGCCTCTTGCGCGTTATGAGCTAACAGGTTTCACCCGATGCTGTACTGATGAATTCAGACATTTTGTCTGGTTTTGTCCCAGGACCACAGGAGGAAATGCCTGTGGTGAGAGAGGGATGACGACAATTTAATACCAGGGTTTGCCCCCCCTCTGCCGGAGTCGTCCGGGTGTAGGTAGAGTCCACCCGTTGACCGAGGCTTATTCTTCAACACTCATATTGCCCAATGTGAGTGGCGAGCCTGCTGAATGCGGTTATCCGGCGCTTCTGAGGTGAAGGCCGTGCGAGAGGGGGATTTAGTCACCTCCTTGGTTTGGCCACCTTAACTCGTACTGAACGGGGTCTAGGCTCTTTGGCACGCCGTTGCGTGGCAACACTGGCTACCAACCAGCGATGGGTGGATAGTTGGTAACCCCGAATGGAAGGCTACGATGCGACCTGGCGCGAAGGTGGGAGGAAACTCCTAAGTCACACCATATCAATCCAGGGCCATGTTATCAAAACCAGTCAGTTATTCCTCTGTGGACCTCTCATGTTGAGTCGGGGCTTATGCATAATCACTAACTTACGCACTATGTGGAGCATGGTTTGCATTTGTTTAGCTTTTATGTTTGCCAGGCTGGGTCAAACCCCTTAAATTGCCAGCAGTGATTACACTGCCCGATGCAGGTTGATTCCTATTCATATCATGTCCACTGCCTCTCTTGGCTTGGAGAGGGTTATGGGGAGCTTTATCAACTCCGATTCTACTCTGACTGGATCAGACATGGTTGACTGTGGGTAACTAATCCCACTGGGCTTTAATGTTTCACTACATGGGTGTTCCTGTAATCGGGCCCATGTGACTTGGTAGCTAATACCTTGGAGGTCACAGCTTGCACAATACTTTTAACACCATGGCAAAACGTTCTCGCCAGAATGCCGGTAAGAGCACTATGCGTAGGAAGCGCTTCCCTACTCGAAGACGTTTTAATCGTGGGGCTCCAGTCATTCAGGGAGTTGGTCAGAGCGCTCTGGTACCATTCGGAGCTGCCCCGATCGACGTCAAACACGCCTGTGAGGGACTGAATGCGTTGCACCCACGCCATTTGGCTCTACCTCGTCCTATTGCTCCATACACAGTTTTACGTTACACATCTACTCATGATGTAACCGAGGCAGTGAGTTTGTGGGGCCCCATGATTTCAACCAGCAGCCAAACTCGTGGCGGACCAGGTGACGGCGCTGGCTGGACTAATATTGTTGGCTTGGGCGATGTTGTCAAGACAGACAACATCAATGGTATTAACAACACGAGGCCGTTTATCGGACCGTCAATTGTTGACAATATATCCCTTGTTCCCTCTGCCTTTTCTATCCAGGTGATGAATAAAGAGGCGCTTCAGACCACTACTGGTATCTTGTATATTGGTCGGTGTCTTACTCGTCTCGATCTTCGTGGTAATGGGGGCACATGGGAGGATTTGCAAAATGACCTAATTTCTTTTCAGGCGCCACGACTGCTCGCAGCAGCCAAACTCGCCTTCAAGGGAGTACAGGTCGACGGCCTCGTGGCCGATATGAATGAGTTGTCAAACTTTTCGACCATGAGTGATGTGAATGTATCACCCTTCACTTGGGACGGTATAACCAATGTAAAGCGGTCTGCTATCTTTGGGGGTTTTCTTCCAATTTACGTGTTGAACCCAGACGGGGTTGGGCTTCGAATCCAGGTTACTGTCGAGTACAGGGCTAGGTTCGACCCATTCAGCCCCGCTGTTGCATCACACCAATACCACAAGCCGGCTCCCCTGGCCGTATGGGATCGTGCAGTTGCCACGATGCAGTCTATCGGTCACGGTGTCAGGGAAATCGCGGACGTTGTTGCTACGGCTGGTTCAGCCTACAACAGTGTCGGCGCCGCGAGACAGGCCGTTATGAACCGACCTATGGTGCCTATGTTAGTCGATTAAATATATCAAGCAGTGGCCTCTACCGGTGGAGGCTGTACAGCATCGGAAGGCATTTTGCCTGCACCGCCTAGGTTTAGCCAGCCTAGGTTAATCAAAGTCCACAGACATGAGATTTGTGGCATAAACGGATTGGCGATCACAAAC